CCAGCAGTTATCGATGCTAATGAGCTTGTGGTAGATATTTACCTTAAGCCAACGAGAACGGCAGAGTTTATCTTAGTTAACTTCTACGCTACTAGAACAGATGCTAATTTCCAAGAGTTAATTAGCGGTTAAACAATAAGAACAATTAAATATTATTATGGCAACTACAATTCAAAACTTCTTTACTAAAGCAGCTGAAAATCAATTTTCAAGAGATTTTCTATTTCGAGTTAGAAACATATCATTAACCGGTGGAATAGAATTCGTTGGTGATAATGATTTAGTTTATGCTAAGACTGCAACTCTACCTGGAAGAAATATCGACAGTAAGACGGTAAACTATTTTGGACAAGAGTTTCAAGTGCCTGGTAGATCTACTTACCCAACAGCTGGAGGCTATACTATTAGTTTTTATCATGATGAAGATTGCGCTTTAAGAACTAAATTTGAAGCTGCTTCGAGGCTTGTATTTAACAACGAAACTTCTGTTGGTGAATATGGAATGCCTGGTACAGAATCTGTCATTAACTTAGTACAGATAGATAAACAACTAAACGATGTTAGAAATATTGAGCTTGTTGGAGCTTCAATTAGAAACATTAGTGATGTTGAATATTCTATTGCCGATGGTACTGGCGATGTTCTAAGCTTTGACGTAACATTTGCATATCACTTCTATAGAGACTTTGCTACATCATAAATTACTTTCGCGATTAAATATTATTAATGGCGCGCGAAACACTGGAATTCCTAGATGGATATAGCAATAGTGAAGAATTCTTTCTTGCACATCCATTTCTATGGAAAGTAACGTTTGAATAAAGCATATAGTAATACAGATGACTGGCGCGCTATTACCGAGCCTGATAGGTTTACAAGACATGGTAATGTATTAGTTGCGAGAAGTGTTACTGTACCAGCAGAAAATTCACAATTCGATATTGCTGGTTCTCAAAATTTAGGTGGCTTTCTTCCTGGTTATGCTCTTAATAAAAGAACTGATTTTTTATCTAAAAACTTAGCAATTAACTTTTTGGACACACAAGATGATATTGAACATAATTTCTTTAGACCTTGGATGATAGCTGTAGGTATAGACGGACTAATTAATAGAAGGTTATTGTGTAATGTAACTTTAAGACAGTATAATAATAAGATGCAGATAAGAAAGGGTTATAGATTTATAGAAGTTTTTCCTACTAATGTAGAAGGGTATACTTTATCTTATAATGATGAGACGTTTCAAGAAAAATCAGTTACGTTTGCATTTAAAGAGTATAAGCCACTTAAAAAAGAATCAAGATTAGCGCGAAGAGATATAGACGCTTCTCGTTTTGATGATTTTGATAGAGCTCTTCGAGGCGTCTAGAATAATAGAGGTCAACTCATAATTATAAACATGGATCACGTGTTTCAGCTTCCTAACGGTAAAAGCGTTACTGTAAAGGAGTTTTTATATAAAGATGTAAAAGAGTTCTTTTACGATAAACCTCTTGAAGCTAAGGCTGACTTTTTAAACACTTTTATAAAAACTAAAAATTTAAATGTATTAGAAAAATTTATAACTTTAGTTAAGCTGAGAGAAAGATGTATTAAACAATCTGTTACCTTAAACATTAATGGAATAGATAAAGATGTAGATTTAGAATACATTCTCAAAGCATTTAATGAAATATTAGATATTAGAGAAGAAGTTAAAATAGATAACTTTAAATTAGTTTTAGATTACCCTAATGAATTTGTAATATCTACTGATAATATATTTAAAATTATACAAACTATTGAAATAGATAACGAAATAGTAGATTTAAATTCAGTAACTTCAGAAGAATTTACTTTAATTACAAACTCACTTCCAGCACAGGTATTACAAACTATAACTGATTTTTATAATAGAAAAAAGAAAGCATTAGTAGTTTCGGCTTTTGAGAATGCTGATGTTGAGATAAACTTCTTAAACTCTTCTCCTTTTCATTTTCTTGATACTTTATATAAATGTATAGATCCAAATACGTATAGAGAATATCTATTTGTTCTTAGTAAAAGAATGAGAGATGTTACGTTTTTAGCTAACAGCACCTTTATAGATATATTAGATTATATAGAGCTTTATAAAAGAGAGAGCGAAGATGAAAAAGAAAAAGTTGCAAAAATAAAATAAGAGTTAAATAATAGTATGTCTAACACTAAAGATTTTATCTCTAAATTAACAGAGTTAAAGAAAAATTTTAAGATTTTTATTCCATCTGTAAATAAAGAGGTTAATGCAACGCAAATAAATCTAAAGCAGCAAAAGGATATTATATCAACAGCTGTAAACGGGGTTGTTGGTGCTCTACAATTTACTAAAGCAGTTAATGATGTAATTATAGATAATGTCGATGGTGAAAATTTTTATACCTTCGATAGAGTACCAGTTTTACTAGCATTAAGACAACAATCATTAGGTAATAAAGTAAAAGATTCAGAAGATAACATCGTCTCTGTAGATGATTTTGTTAGTAAAGCAAAAGATGTACCTAAGTTTGAGCTTAAAAAAGAGGTAAGTATTGACTCTATCAAAGTAAAATTAAAGATTCCTACTTTAAAGGATGAAAATGTTATTCTTAGGAGAAGTATTTCGGAGATAGAAAATTTAAAAAGCGATAGTCTATCAGATGCAATGGGATTAATTTACATTTTCGAAATTGTTAAAGTAATTGAATCAGTTTCTGTAGGAGAAGAAGAAGTCGAGTTTAATAATTTAAAGGTAGCTGATAGATTTAAAATTATTGAGCAGTTACCATTAGAGTTGTATGATAAGATAACAGGATTTTTATCACAAGTAACTCAATATGATAATAAGATTTTAACTAACGATGAATCTACTATAGTTATAGATGCTACTTTGTTTGATGCTACGGTTGATGCATAAATATATATGTGTCAGATAGTTTCATAAATAAATTAGGCGCTGCATTTTCCGGCGAGACTGCTAAGGAATCTATATCTAAAAATATAATTAAAAAAGTTAATCCTCAGCTTTCTTCTAGTGAAAAAAGAAGATTGCAAGTTGAGTCTACTATATTTGCAGAAACGTTAATTAATCTACAGAGAAAAGAAAAAAAGGATACATTTGGCGAGACTAAAACTAAAAAAGATACTCCTATAGATAAAGCTAAAAATGCAATAAAAGAGGGCCAGGAGAAAGAAAAGGCGCCTAAATTTAAGTTTCCAGGTATGCTAGGTCTAGCAGCAGGTATTATAGCTTTTGCTACTTGGATTTCTGAATTTTTAGGACCTGTAGGTGAGTTTGTATCTAAAGTCTTACCCAAGCTTCTCAAGCCTTTAGGTGGGTTTGTTAGTAAATCATTGAAGGCTATTAAGGGTGGCAAGCTTATGAAGATGCTTGGTGGCATTGCCGCTAAGATTGGAGGTAAGTTAGCTAAATTTGGTAGATTTATACCTGTTATAGGCTCTCTTTTCAGCTTTGGTTTCGGTATAGCAAGATGGAAAAAGGGTGAATATATACCTGCTATATTCGAATTTGTATCTGGTATTTTAAACTTACTGCCATTCGGTGTCACTAATATAGCATCAATGATAATTGATGGCGCGTTGTTATTATATGATCTAGATAAAGAAGCAGCAGCTAAACGAGAAGCAGATCCAACAGGCGAAAGTTTTAGTATGTGGGATAAAATTTTAGAATGGGTCTTAATGTCACCAGGTATTGGAAATATAATTAATTTAGGAAAAGGTATTGGAGCAATCTTTAAAGGTGAATGGGGTAAAGCTGGTATGTATTTCATGTACTCGATACCAATTGTAGGTAATTTACTCAACTACTTTAATAAAGATGGAAGTCTTGGTGATAGTGGTGGGGCGATTATAAGTAATATATTCGAAGGTGCTAAACCCATATTTAAAACCATAATAGATTTTGTTGAAAAGCTTCCATTTGTTGGACGTATTGTTTCTATGACTAAAGGTTTTGTAGCACTATTTAAAGGTAACTTTGAAGAAGCTGGCAAACATTTCCTCAACTCGATA